TTAGTTCTTTCTCTAAAATTTTTTTAATGTTTCTTTCTTTCTTAACACCTTTAGACCTGATCTTTTTATTATAACGACTACGGCGTTCAGCTTTAACGTCTAGATAATTATTGTCCATCGCCTCTCAAAACTCCTAGAAGTCTAGTTTCATACCATTCTGCTTTAAGCAAATCCTCTACACCATTCTTATAAGGATAACGCCACCGATATTTCAAGGAGTTACCGCGTAGATAACCAATAAACTCCTGTTCAGTTAGCATAGCCTTAATACCATCTATGCATTCTATATCACCCGCATTGTAATGAGCAGGCCTCTGAACAATATCATAGGTTCCTAAAGCTTTAGCAAGCTTTAAACCTTCTACAGCATCAGCTGCTGCCTTACTTTTATAACTAGCTTTCCATGCTGCATCCCAAGCTTCAGGCGGCTCATTGTCAATGCTCATATTTAATTCAGTTTGTTTCGGCTCTTTGTTCATTCTAGCTCCTGTGGGTATATGTCTCTTTCAACTTTAAACTCTGTACTATTCCTGTACTTAGCATCAATCCACTTGGCAGGTATGCTATCAACACTATACCAAGTGAAACCATTTGCAGAAGCCCACTCACCATGACTTCTCTTTGTACCATCAGTACGTCTTTTGGCCTGTGGCATTGGTGCAGATGGGTCAGCAAAAAGGAATACAAGCTCAACATTTTCGGGCAATACTTTCTTTACCCAAACATATTTATTATATTCTGCATAGTCCCAGAAACGTCCTTTAGCTTCAAGCAAAATAATTTTCTTGTTTATAACCTTCACAAAATCTGGGTGGTATGTATGTTCTACAACATAGTCTACAGGGTTAACGTGATGTTCCCAACGTTTCAAAATTCCTGTATGTAATTCATACTCCCAATTAGAGTCATAGCCTTTAATAACCTTTTTCTCGACAGGTCTTTTAACCCTTTTTTTCCTTACTCCTGATCTTATTTTCATTGTAAGTCCTTGACCTTAAGATCACTGATATCTTTACCTGCCTTATAGAATTTCTTTAGCCTCTGCTTAGCCCAACGCAAAGTAAAGAAAGAAAGCCTCCTAGCTCCTTTAGCTCTAAAGTAAGAAAGGCCCGGTAAGAAAGTAGCATAGTTATCTTTTGTTATCTTGGTTGCTTCTTCTTCAGATACTAAAGAGCGTACCCAGTCAATAAGCATATCTTCAGCTTTATTTTTTAAAGCAACAGATCTTTTAGAATTCATATACTTCCTCCACAAGTGGCTTAACCTTTAGGGCTGTAAAATATGTAAGACCTTTAGCATACTTGAATGCTCTCAAGCCTTTATTGTTATTAGATTCTTTGAAACATTCTTTCTTAAATGGACAATAAACGCAATTCTTAGCTATGCGGTAGTTGCCCTTTTTACCTTCAGCAACAGGAGGGTAACAAAAATCAGGCGGGGTTTCAAGCATTAAAGCTTTTTTAAGATCTTTGATGCGCTGACGTATATTAGGCTTATCAAGATCTTCAGGCCTATGCAGGCAAAGCTCTCCTGTTTCTTTATTGATAACCAGAAAGCCACCATCTTCTGCTTTCTCAGCTTCCTCATAGCCAGCTAACTGGGATAAGTAGCCGAAAGGATCATCCTCGCTTAATGAACCTTTCTTGAATTTACCAAATGAAAAGCCTGATGCAGACTTCACATCTACAACATGGCCATTAATCTTACAGTCCATATGGCCTTTGATGCCCTCTACTTCTATTTCTTTTTGTTCATCAGTAACTTGATAGCCTGCTGTCTTGACAAGCAATAAGAGGAATTCTTCTAGAAGATGACCATAAAGAAACTTAATGTATAGAGAAGGACTAAGCCTGCGGCTCTCTTCTTCCTTTTGTTTTTCAAACCATAGCTGGCGAAAAGGCTTCCCTACATTAGACATCCTCAGATGAAAGGCCTCATTTCTTTTATCTGGCCTTGCCCATTGCTTTAGGACATTTGCCATAGAGGCTCCAAAGTCTTCTAAAGTCTTATCATCTATATCAATATTTTTACCATCATTCAATACATCTATCTTAGAATAAATGTCAGCTACTAAATTATCTAAACTCATGTTCTTCCCCAAAGGTATTAAGAATATCAACTATATCAGAGAGCTTAGCCTCAAACCACTCTGAATTAAAAGTATCTGTAATTTTCTTGAGCTTACGGTGTACTTGCTTTTCTGTAGCTCTCCTATCATTTGTAAAAATATAATGCTGTAATGTGTAATCTCTCATGGGACTAGATGTTTGATAGCTATTAACCCTATCATTAATGTCAGCAGCCATCCCTACTTTGTACCAGCCCTCCCATGCTGGGTTAGATAAGATATAGATATATCCTTGCTTAGTTAATGTGTAGTTGGGCAAGGACTCAAAGGCAGCTTCCTGAAAGGATTTGTAGTTTCCGGGCTTATGCAAGGTATGTTTAATAGCCACATACTTTCCTTTGATGAACATCCTTTTTTTATTCCGTAGAGCATTTGCTTCTGGATTATCTTTATAATAATAAGGCCTGCCTGTTTTAGGGTTAATGTCTTGTATTCTAGTGTGTTTCACTCCAGTTATCTCCTATTTTATATTCACCATCTAGCTCACAATCAAGCTCCAAATGTAGTCCTGCTTTGATTATTGCTTGTACGCCCATCTGTCCAACCTCATCTGCATACTTTTCTAGCACTTCAATCTGCCACTCATCATGTACATTAGCTACAAAACTATAAGGTATATGTGGCTTAGCCTTCAAGTCTTCTTCTAGAATAACCATTGCTTGCTTCATAAGAATAGCACCTGCTCCTTGTAATAAAGTATTGAGGGCTGAGTGCTCACTCCTTATAAAGAGCTTGCGGCCATCTAATGACTTAAGGCTTTTGCTTCTCGATGCTCTAGCAATCTTAGCTTTAAGAACTGCGAATGCTGGGAGATTATCAAAAAATGATTTTCTAAGGTTCCGACCAGCACGTTTATCTCCTCCAACCACGCTTCCAAGCTTTTCATCTCCTGCTCCGTATAGTAATGCATAGATGAAAGTTTTAGCCTGATTTCTTGATTCAAGTCCTGCAAGTTTTTGATTAGTGGTGTGTATGTCGCCATTAATGATTTCATTAGTATAGTCCTCATCTTTCATATAGTGTGCAAGCATTCTAAGCTCTAAGCCAGAAGCATCAATGCCTACCAACTTATAGCCATGTGGTACAGTCCAGCAAGCCCTACACTCAGGACCATATAAAGATCCTGCGCTAGGTACTTGTGCCATGTTTGGATTACGGTGGGTCATACGCCCTGTGATAGTTCCATTAGGATTAACAAACCCATGCACTCTGCCTGTATCAGCATTAAGTTCTTTGAACCATGAGTTTATCTGGGCTATTCTTTTCTGGAGCGTTAAGAACTCTGAGATAAGAGAGGCTTGCGGGATACCTTTAACCTTAGCAAGAATTTTCTCATCTATCTTTGGCTGCCCAGTAGGTGTAAATTCCTTAGGCTTCCAGCCAAACTTCTGCAAGTAATCACCTATCTGTAATCGTGAGCCGGGATTGAATTCTTTTATATATACTCTATCAACAGAAAGTTTATTTTCTACAGAGAGTTGTAAATATTCAGCCGGAGTAAGTCTTACTGTATCGCCAAAGTTATCAACGCCCATCTTAAGCATAACACCAGCTGGGTTTCTGCGAGGAAAAATAGTCTTGATATCTTTCTTAGATTTAAAAACTTTATGAACTTCAGCGAGCAACTCTTCAGATCTTTGAAGCAAAGAAGATAGAAGTATACTTGCTTTATGCTCATCAAAAAGAAAGCCATGCTCCCTTTGTTTATTTATAATCTTATAGACATCATGCTCAAGATCAATAGATTGTCTAGAAAAACCTTTGCTCTCATGCTTCAAAGCATTATAGACCAGATAGTTCAAATAAACATCTTGCTCACAATACTTCAACATCTCTGGGCTATAGTTAGCATAGTCTTCAAACTCAATCTTAGGAGAGCCTAAAGCATAGCCCCATCTTTCTAGCCCATGATTACCTTCTCGAACTGGATTAAAAAGTCTTGAGAGCACTAGAGTATCTACAAGTGTCTTTGAAGATAGATCCATGCCAGTAAGGTTTGTAATAGTAGGGATATCAAAGCCAATTATATTGTGACCAATTAACTTGTCAGCAGTCATTAAATACTCAATGCCTTCTTTGATCTTATCAGGCCCAAAAGATACTTGCTCTTTTGAAACTGTATCTAGCGCAGACATGCACCAGATCTTAGTTGCTTTTAAACCATCTGTCTCTATATCAAATACTAATGCTTTCAAAATTCCACCTCAGTTTCACGTACTTCACTTAGCCTACCAGTTTCTTTGTTATAGAGCAAGCTCGTTGCCATGCCTACATCTCCTGTATATCTAGATTTTAATACCCTAACATTGGTTGTACTAGATTCTATAGGGTCATCTGATTGTTGGTTTCTTTCAAGTGCTATAACACAGTCAGCACCTTGGCTAATAGCATGTGAACCTCGCAGCTGAGAGAGGCTTACAAGTGCTCCTTCTTCATGGCCCTTGTTACCTTCAGGGCGCTTAAGATGACTAACAAGTATAAGACCAACGCCTGTTTCAGATACAAGTTTAATTAAACCATTCATCGCTGCCTCGATAGCTGTCCTTTCAGTATCACCACTGCCGCTTATTAACATATGTAGGTGATCAAGAATAATCCATTTACAGCCACAACCTTTAATCATATATCGAAGTTTAGACATTACATCATCAACATCACCGCCGCCAAAATGAGAATGAATCCAAACTCGCTCAGCATTAGAGCCGCCAAAGATTTTATTGGCAGCCATCTCATAATTAAAGCTTCCAAACTCTTCGCGGATATCATCAATATGCAATCTTCTATTAGTCTCTATGGATAGAATGCCATCTGCTGTGCGCTCCCAAGTTTCTTCAAGTGCAATAATACCAACACAATCTTCTGTCTGTGTTAGTAACCAGTGCTCAAGCTCTCTGGTAATACTAGACTTACCTAAGCCTGTACCGCCTGCAAGAACAACAAGCTCTCCTTGCCTTAAGCCAAGAAGCTTTTCATTAAGACCTGCCCAAGGATAAGGGATAGATTCTTTTTTCTTACGTACCAAGAGATCATTAATATTGTTAGTAACATTTATGACGCCTGCTGGTGTATAAGTGCTTGCGCCCCACCAAGCTGCTGCAAAGGCTTCATGCTTTTTTTGCCTCAACATATCATTGGCATCTTTAAAGCCTTCGCCAAAGTTTAATATCTTTGCCTTGCCCGGACTTAATAGCTTAGCAACCTCGATAGCTGCTTCGCGGCCCGGCTTATCATTATCAAAAGCAATGACAACAGCCTCAAACTTTTCTAAGTATTCTATATTTCTTTTAATATCTTTAACAGCACCAGCAGCACCATTCTTTATAGAGACTACAGGCCATTTAGATCCTAGTAGTTCATAGGCAGCCATAGCATCACACTCACCTTCAGTAAGAGTAATATATTTACCAGTCTGAAATAGCTGTTGGCCAAAAAGTGAAGGGCTTTTAGAGTCTCCTTTCCATGAGAATAACTTTCCTTGTTCTCTAACTTTATATCCTGCTATCTCATTCAGATTATAATAAGGATAAAAGTGCTTAATGATCTCGCCTTCTCTATTGGTAATAGACTTGACGCCATATTTTCTAGCTGTATTAAGAGAGATGCCTCTATCCTGCAAGGCCAAAAACTCTCCTTCTACATCGTTCATTGAATTGTTTCTATAGCTTTGGAAGTCTCCTACTTTTTCGATAACTATATCTCCTTCATACTTTTTAAAAAAGGTCTTGCAACTAAAACACCAAGCAGATCCATCTTCATTTATTGATACTGGATCACTACCACCACAAGCATGACAAGGTTTCTTGTGTGCGACAAAAGCCATTTTAATTCTCCAATAAAAAAGGGGGCTTTTACACCCCCTAAAATTTAAACTTCTTCTTTTAGTAAAGCCTCTTCATCGAGGTTATCATCCATGACTGTGGTAAAGGATTGTTGAGCTCCTAGCAAAACATTAATACGTTTAGTAAGAGAATCTATTTCTTGCTGTATCTCGACTAGATAGTTGAATGTAATCTTAGCATCATCACTCAACATTTCTACGTCATAAGTACCCTCATCATTCCTGTATGAAAATTTACTCATAGCTCATCTAACTCCTCGTCGTCAATTTCAACATCAAACTCTTCGCCATCACCCTTAGCAAAGCTTACAAGATCAATGACCTGTACAGCTTGCAGGTCAAGGCCCTTATATACTTGCCCTTGTCGTGTCACCTCCCATTCTTTGTATTGAACTTTTACGGTTGACCCATTACCTACTTGGCAGTTTAGATCATTCTTAGAGCGATCTAAAAGCAAAGGTGCTTTGCGAACCATACCATTTGGACCATTAACTTTTCGTTTAATAACGATAGTTGGGCCTTCTTCTCTATCTTTTACTGTGTAACCTTTGCGGCGAAAGTCATCCGCTGTCGCTTTATCAAGTACAACATTGATACTATATACTGGTTCGTATGTGGTGTTTGGTGATTTAATACTTGCCCAGTATGCAACGCCTTCAAGAATAGCCATAAGATATAACTCCGTTGTGGTTTTGAGATTGTACAATAGTTAATGTATCTTTACTTGTCAAGACATTTCTAAAAGATATTCATGATTACCACTCTCCTAGCCAGTTTATAAAATCAGGTATAAGATTTATAACATCATCTTGAGAAGCAGTCAAAGGTAATCTTTCTTTTGCAAAGACAATGAACCTTGCCTTGGTCTTCTCACTTGGTTGCTTTGTGCCTAAGCTCATGGCAAAAGCATAAGCCCAAGCATCATCAATAAGTTCCTCCATTTATTTATACCTCCATTATAACTTTTGAATCCTTACCGAAACAATATATCTTTACTTCATTTCCTTCATCGTCTGTGATGGTAATGTCTATGGAGGCGTACTCATGATCATCTGTTTCTGATGGGGTCTTTACCAACTTAATAGTAGCGGTTCGATGTACAAAGATAGAATTATTAATAGTCATGCTGTTCTCCAAGTAAGGCGTTCCAAGATACTTTTAAATCTTCCAATGACTTTATCACATTATCAATCTCAATAGCAATAGCTTTAGTCTCTACCTGTGCAGTGCTATGAGTCCTTTGGTTGACCACTCTGGCAAAGGCCACAAGGCTACCAGTCCAGTACCATGAGGTCATCATGGACTGTGGCAGTACCATCCTTGCTTGCTCAGGACATACCCCCATGCTCAGTAGCTCCTTGTATACAGTCTGAAGCCTAAGCATAGCCCTATGGTAGACAGCTCCTGCCACACCACTATGTTGGATAGGTTTGGCTGATGACCCTTGCTTAACGTTATCAGCAGCCTGCCTCCATAGTTCCGGCACATGGAATGTCGGAGGATCACTAACGTACCGGCGGCTCACCTCATTCCAGACTAAGCCTACCTGATGCTTGACTAACTGTCTGGCTACAAACACTGGTGCCTCTACAAGTAGTGTTACCTGCACATGAGCAAAGGGTGTCCAATGACTATGCTTTGCTAAGTAATTAATTAGCTTAGCGTCCTTAGCGGACAAGTGATCAACCTTCTTATCAAAGCTAACACGTGCGCTGTTCACCACGGTAAGGTCGCTGCCCATGTGGTTTATATAATCTACACTACTCATGATTGGCTAACCATTCATTGTACTCGTGGTGGGCCATGAAGTATTTGAGTACTGTATCTATTGCTTTACGGTACTCAAGATCCTTCCCCGGTGTATCATATGGGTCCACCTCTAAATGATAGCTCTGTTTCAAAGTTGCTACCACAATCATGTCCAGACATTCATCCTGTAATTCAATCTTCATTGTAATTCCTCAGTTTATTTTCTATGTTAAAGTAGTATTCATACTACCTAAACACATGTTTATGTAACACCATTACCCTAATTCGCTCATCACTTCAAGGGCAAGCTCAGCAATAACAAGATCAGCCTGCGTAAGTATCAATGTGCTTTTTAGGTTTTCTATCTCAGCCTGCAACTCCTCAACCTCAGTGCATGTAGCACCACATGAACACTTGTTAGTCACTCATGTCACCTATTTGCTTGATCATCTTTTGTAGTGTTCTGATAGCCTTTGATTTAGCGGTAGACCGACTCGCACCACAGGGTAGAAGAATGGACTCAGAGCCGTCCTTATCTGTGTAGGCAACCTTCAGCCAGAAGTGACTTCTACCGTTCCAAGTATCGTCCCTCTCGTAGATTTCTATCTTCATTCGCCTTGCTCCTCAAGATACTTAACAACTATAGCATTCTCACCCCATAGGGCAGCATGCTCCTCTGCTTTCTCTTCAGTGTCGAAGAGCCTAGCGCCTAACTGGAACTTCACGTCCCCTTGTGTGACGAACAACATACTGCCATCAAAGGGTATCATCACTGCATACTTCATTATCACTCTGCCTCCACAAACAAGCCATCTTCACGACTCATGATGCGAGTCACTGTTAATGCGTTACATCCCTCATAGATTTTGCTGCCTATCTCGATATAAGGGCCGCCACTGGGGTCAAACATTCCAAGGTTTTCCATATCAATTTCATCCTGACCTTCACGACTACCCATACGCATATACTCCATTTCGCTTTCCGGTATGTGGAACCGATACAGGCTGTCTTCTACCTTTGCAAAACTGTATTCAACACCATATCTATTTTTCATAATTCACCTGCTCCTCGTTGCTGTGAGAAACTTCCGAAAAGTGGAAGTATTTTGGTGGCATGACTACTCGCCAGTCAGACTTAATACTATGGAAGCATGGCCCCCAAGCAGTATCATGCCAGCCATCGCCATATGTATATTGACTTTTACCACCTTCGGCCACATCCTGATAGTGCTTTGCTAACCATCTTGCTTTGTCTTTCATAATCAACCTCTCTTTATTTATAAGGTCTAAAGTTCCATAAAGAACAATCTGTCATTGGGCATGCTCTGATCTCTTTCCTTTGGCGACCACTACAGTCCCAGCATTTAGCACTGATTGCATGTTTAAAAGACTTAGGATTTGCTAAAGCTTTTTTGTCCGGCGTCAGTGGCGCTGTCTTTACAACCTCACCAGACTTAACTTTCTCTCTATATATCTCCAGTACTGTACTCATATAAGACTACCATAAGTTAAAGTGACTATAATACCGAGCATAAAGGCTACTAATGTCATTAATAAGTTACAACGATCATTAGTATACATGTCTTTAAGATCAATGTATATGTTATAGACTTCTCTTTTAATATTATCTATAAAGGTTTTAAACATTTCTAATTTTCTCCATAGTTATCATAGTTTCTTTAACTTGCTCTTGTCTTTTATAAGAGATTGCTGCTATATTATCAGCTGTTTTATTCGTTGATGAAGGTGCATGTGTTGACCAATCTGTCATGGTGTTATATAAAGCCCACTTATTTTTACCAAGGACCTTAGAATAATGAGTATCCCAAGCCTTAAACATATAAGACAATGCATTATTATTATAAATATGTGGCTGTGTAAGCAGCTCACCTATGCCAGCATCAGGAAACTCTTTAAGATAAGAGAAAACAAACTTAGCTTCAGCAGCCTTAGCAAAAGAAAGGAATGCTTCCATGTCCGTTTTAATTTCCTTAGCCCATTGAAACCACAGATCAACTTCCATTTCAAATACTTTAGTGGCCTCATGAATTACTCTAGCACCTTTATCAATATCAAGATTCTTAGTATGTCTACTCTTATAAAGCATTGCTGCTTTAGAAACAAAGACTTGTCCATTCATACAAGCATTCTGATTGGCACCAACGCTCATAATAAAAGGCCAGCTACCATCGAGGGAAGATATGGATAAGAAACTAAGCGTTGCTGTATCACCATCCGGCGTCCTGAATGCAACGGCGGGTAAAGAATGGCGAACAAAACACTTGGCCCCATGATGTGAGACCTTAATGGTTTCATTTAGCCCAGTAATATCTAAGCCAGAGCGTTCAATACAGAGCCTTTGGTTGTCAATCATTTTGCGGTAGCTTAGTTCTTCAGTGTTAGAATATCTAGCACCATGAACACCTAGCTCAACACCTGTATCTGTCCTGTATATAACTTCTTTTCTAGATCTA